TCGCCAGACCGTGCGGCCCGCGAGCGTCGAGGGGCTGGGTGTCACACTCCGCGTCGGCAAGCGGGCCGCACGGTCTGGCGAGCTGGAAGTGACGGCGATCGAGGGGGGCGTCGACCCGTCGACGCTGGTCGACCCCGGGATCCAAGACCCGGAGAAGGCCGACGCCCAGCGGGTGAAGGCACTGCTGACGCTGGCACGTGCTGAGGCGCGACCAGAGCAGTTCAACGGCCTGATGCCTGGCGTGGAGCTTCCACTCGGGGACGAGACCGACCCTGTCAAGCTGGCTGCGATCGCCAAGCGGGCGTACCAGGCTCGTGCCCGCGACTCAGAGCAGGAGGCGGAGCTGGCGAGACGGGAAGCCGCGGCCCTCGAATCTGACCCGGAGGGATACAGGTACGACGGGCCGACTGACCCGCAGGTGCTGCAGTCGCAACTTGAGGCCGCCACGCGGCGCAAGATGGAGCTGGAGGCCGCGGCGAGAGCAAATGAGGCTGCCACAGTTCGGGCCAACGAGGCTCTTGCCCGGGTGCGGGTGCTCAGCCACGGGCACGATACCAAGCTGCGACTGGCGACTGAGCAGCGAGACGCAGCGCAGGCAGAGTGGGACAATCACGAGCGAATCGTGGCCGATCTGAAGCAGCAGCTCGCTGATGCTCTCGTGCGCCGCGATGACGCAGAGAAAAGGACAGAGCAGGCTGCCGCGAACGTCGAGAGCCTCGAGTCTGCAGGAAGGACGATTCTGGAACTGGAGGCGGAGGTCAACAAGGCGTCTGGAATCGTTCCTGTTGACACGGCGGCGATCACGGAGGCTGCAGAGGCGGTGACAGCAGCGACGGACAACATCCGCAAGGCCCAACTGAAGCGTCAGCACGAAGCTCAAATCCAGCGGTGCCGAGAGGCCAAGGTGCGGTCCAGCACAGCCGGTCTGGCGGCGAGGGACGCCCGAGATGCCGCTGCGAAATGCGACCACGTGCTGTCGTCGCTGATCGACACGTGCGGTACCGGCCTGCGGTTCGACGGCGGGCGGTTGCGGCTTGCGACCGACCGCGGACCGGACGAGCTCTACGCGGATCTGTCGCACGGCGAGCGGTGGCGCATCGCCATCGACGTCTGTGTGACATCGGTCGGTGCGGAAGGCCTGATCGTCATCCCGCAGGAAGCCTGGGAGGGACTGGACCCGATCGCTCGCGAGCAGATCGCCCAGCACTGCCGCGAGGTGTCTGCGACTGCTGTTACCGCAGAGGCAGACGCGTGCGAGATGTCGGTGGAGGTGCTCTGACCAATGCCATACGGCCCATTGCAGCCCTCAGCAGTGACGGCCAGCCCGGATCAGCTCGCGGCCTACCACGACGCCGAACGCTACTCACGACCTCGCGAGCTGCGACGCAGGCGAGTTGTGACATGGCCGGTCGAAGCCTGCGCGGCGACACGCGAGAGGCTGGCAGCTCTGGTCGAGACTACCGATCTCAAGATCGTTTTGAGCCCGGAGCTCCTCCGTGAGCTCCAGCAGAGTTGTGACAACTGATACCGAAGTGTATCGTTCCGGTCAGCGCTGCAGGGTAGTAGCTGCCGCGCGACGACAATTGCTTTTCATCCGCCACCAGATCGGCCCGTCTACTACCGGGCTGGTCTGGTGGCGTTTTTCTTGGAGTCGTCGATGTCCACGAAGTGCGGCGCAGACGCGGAGGGGCTCACATGCGCGCCCCGTGGATAAAGTTCTTCCCTGCCGACTGGCTGCACGGTACTGATTTGAGGCTGGTTTCGCTGGCGGCCCGGGGGCTCTGGATCGACCTGCTCTGCAGGATGCACGACTGCACTCCGAGAGGGTATCTGGTGGTCGCTGGGCGGCCCCTGGCAGTGGAGGAAATCGCTATTTTGACAGGAATCGAAGTATCGACCGCACGCGTTCTGCTGTCAGAACTGGAGGAGCGGAAGGTGTTCTCCAGAGACGAAAACGGGGCCATCTTCAACCGCCGGATGGTGCGTGAGGGCGAGGTGTCGAACGTGCGTTCGGAGGCTGGAAAAAAGGGCGGGAGGCCATCCGGAAAGCAAACGGAAAGCAAAACGAAAGCAAAACGAAAGCAAACGGAAAGCAACCCGAAAGCTGGAGGCGAAAGCAAACCACAAAGCAACGCTCTAGCTTCTAGCTTCTACATCTCCGCAGGAGATGCGCGTACCGAACCAGGAACGGCCCACGAAGAACACCCAAAGATTCTCGCGCAGACGCCTGGCTACGACCCGACTCCGGACTGGCTGGTCATCGAGTCCGAGTTCATCCGCGAATGGAACACGCATGCCGGGCGCGGCGCGTGCGAGCTCAGTTTCAACGCGATGCCGTACAACCTGGCTGAGCCATTCCGGACGGCGTGGCAGACGCCCGGTTGGTTGGAGCGAGCGCGCAAGGCGATGGCAAAATTCCCCCTGCGGAACGGGACGGTGGTCTCCCTCCGGCAGTTTCTTGTCCCGACCACGATTGACGAGATTCTCGGAGGAAAGCATGACTTTGAACCCTCAGTCCGAACCGCAGCAACTGGGACCGGTGGTCGCCGAGCTGGCCAGCCGCTTCCGCCGCACCTCGCCATCGGCGGGAGGCCGGTCGACCCAGACGCCGAAGTCCCGTTCTGACCGCCCTTGGCCTCCGGGCGTGGCCCGCGCGACATGGGAGCAGGCAGACGCCAAGATCGTTGTTCAATCGCTGCAGGCGATCAGCGACGGGGCCTGGCCGCTCGTGATTGCCGGCGATGTCGGGGCCGGGAAGTCGTGCCTGGCTGCCCTGCTGCTTTCGCTGGTCCCGGACCGCAGTGCTCGAATGCTCGACTGTTCCACGCTGCTGGGCCACGTGATGGAGGCCCGCACCAGCCCCTCCGGGGCGACCTCGATGCCGCTGCTGGACGGCGGTTCGGTCGACCGCACCGAGAGTCAGATCCTGCGGTGGATCGATCAGATGTCGCTGCTGGTGCTGGACGACGTGGGCGTTCGGGCGCTGACAGAACCGCAGAGCGAGGCATTGCTGCGGATCGTCAATCTGCGGCACGGCAAGCCCCTGATCGTCACGACGAACTGCACCGCCCTGCAGCTCCCGGACATGGTCGGACACCGCATCAACAGCCGCCTTCGGGAGGGGGCCGGGTTCCGAATCGAGTCTCCCGACCGCAGGCTGGTGAGGTAGTCGCCGGGGCCATTTCGACATTTTTTGCACAAGTGTGCCATTTGTGCTTGACTGGCCTCATACGCGAGTGTATGATTCAGTCATCACGGGGCAACGCGAGCGACAGCGAAAACAGAACGTCGGTTGCGTCGGACTGCGGTAACGGAAGTGTCTCGCGAGCACACACCGAACCTACAACGCCGACAACCAAACCTGACCCGCCAGTAGCTGTCCCTCGCGTTGCCCCGAGCCTCCCCCGCCCGCCCCTGAAGGTTCACTGCGCATGTCGGAGATCGTCAAGCAAGTCAAGAACGCCCGCCGTGCGGGCGTGCCGCTGGTGGCGATCAACACCAGCGACGCAGGGGCCACGGTCGCCGGCCTGTGCGCCGGAATCAACGGGACGGCTGTCAAGCTGGAGTGGGACATTGTGCGGGGGATACGCCCGCACGGCAAAACAAGCGAGGATTGGTGGAACGCCAACCGTGGGGATTACGACCCCACGGTTGGCAACCCGCTGAACCTGTGCGGGGTGGGTCTCAAGGCCCCTGGCGGGGCTGTGGTGCTGATGCACCTCGCCGGCCGGTGGATCGGCGACCCGACGCTTGTGCAAGGCGTCTGGAACCTGCGGGACGCCTTCAAGGCCGACGGCCGGATGCTGGTCATGCTGGGGCCGTCGATCACGCTGCCGGCTGAGTTGTCCGAAGACGTCGTTGTCTTCGATGAGCCGCTCCCGTCGACGCAGGAGATCGCCAAGATCATCTTGCAGCAGTACGCGAACGCCGGCGTCGAGCCGGACGAAGAAGTCGTCGACCAGGCAATTGATGCGCTCCGAGGGCTGTCGGCGTTTGCGGCGGAACAGGTTACGGCGATGTGCCTGACGCGAGAGGGTGTCGACCTGACGGGGCTCTGGCAGCGGAAGCGCCAGCAGGTGGAGCAGACCCCCGGTCTTAAGGTCTGGCAGGGCGGGGACGACTTTCGCCAGATCGGCGGGTGTGAAGTCGTCAAGAGCTTCCTGTCCAGAATCATGCACGGCCAATCTCGCCCAAACGCAGTCGTCTTCGTGGACGAGATCGAAAAGGCCCTGGGCGGGAGCGGTGACACCTCGGGCGTCTCGCAGGATCAGCTCGGTTGCCTGCTCTCGTACATGCAGGACAAAGAGGCCGCCGGCATGATCTTCGTGGGGCCCCCCGGGGCCGCCAAATCCGCGGTCGCGAAAGCCGCTGGGGCTGAGGGCCGGATCCCCACGATCCAGCTCGACCTGGGAGCCGCGAAAGGCTCGCTGGTCGGGCAGTCGGAGCAGCAACTCCGGCAGGCCCTGAAGGTGGTGACCGCCGTGAGCAACTCCCGGTCGCTGTGGATTGCGACCTGCAACAGCATCGCGGAGCTCCCCCCCGAACTGCGTCGACGGTTCACGCTCGGGACGTTCTTCTTCGATCTGCCGAACGAAAAAGAGCGAGTCAAAATCTGGGAGATCTGGCTGCAACGATACGGAATCTACGCATGCGACCTGACGCCAGAGCTTGCGGAATTGCTGCCAAACGACGATGGGTGGACCGGGGCTGAGATCCGCCAGTGCTGCGAGATCGCCTACCGCCTGGGCTGCCCCGTCAGTGAGGCTGCGGAGTTCGTTGTGCCGGTCTCGCGATCGGCTGCTGATCGGCTCGCCCGGTTGCGGGAGGCGGCCAGCGGGAAGTTCCTGTCGGCCAGCTACCCTGGCGTGTACGAGAGGGAACGCAAACCAGCCGCTGTGAGCGGCAGAAAGATCGAGGTGGAGTGATGTCGCCACACAACCTGAAGGTCTGGGGGCTGATCTGTGCGCAAAACGCACTGATCGAAATGATGAAGGTCAAGAACGAATCCCGAAGGAGCCAAGGACATTCCGAAGCCTACGACGATGAGGCGTTTTTTCGGGTGTACACCGAAATCGAAAGGCTCTCCAGTTCAATCAAAGGAACAGCATGATCTCAGCAGCAACTGAAGAGCCTTACACGCCATACGCCTCCGGCGCGATGCCCTGGCGGCCGATCCGGAGCATCTCCGGGGACTCCCTCGGGGCTGAACTCCGGGCCAACACCGCCGGCGTGCGGGTGACGATTCGCCGGTTCGGCGCGAGCAAGAGGCTCACGTCGGAGCACACCCGGAGGGCCGCCGAGGAATTCGACGCCGAAGCCACGATGGTCAAGGCGTCGAAGAGGCTGCTGGACACGAACCACAAGCTCTACCGGGCTGTGACCAGCATCCTCAGCAAGGTCCGGCAATACTGGAATCTGGCATCTGTCGAGTACCCCGTGCGGGGGGTGCGGCTGATCCGCAAGTCGCGGATCGAAGAGTTCGAGGCGCAGATGGGTGACTACCGGGAGCAACTGCGAGTCGCATTGCAGGAGCTCGACAACGCCTACCAGGTGCTGTGCGACGATGCCCGGCAGTCGCTGGGAGAGCTCTGGAACCTGGAGGACTACCCCGCCACGATCTCGCAGGAGTTCGGCTTCAGTTGGGATTACCCAGCCATCGAGCCGCCCGACATGCTGAAGGAACTGCACCCGGACATCTGGGCGCGGCAGCAGGCCCAAGTGGCGGCGCAGTTCGAACAGGCGGCGGTTGCGATGGAGGCCGCATTCGCCGAAGAACTGCAGCGGTTGGTGTCGCACCTGTCGGAGCGGCTCAGTGGGGACGATGACGGGAAGCCGAAGACGTTCAGGGATTCGGCAATCGAGAACTTTGGGGAGTTTTTTGAGCGGTTCCGCAAGGTAAGTGTGGGCAGCTCGGAGCAGCTTGATGCCGTGATCACGCAAGCGATGGGGCTGCTGGCCGGGAAGGACCCGAACGACGTCCGCAAGTCCGGCGATGTCCGGGCTGAGCTGGCGACCGGCCTGGCCGAAGTGCAGTCGCGGTTGGAGTCTCTGATCGTGGAGCGACCCACCCGCAAGATCACATTCGAGGACGACTGAGTGACGAGAATCATGTGCTGTCAGTTTTGACGCATGTGATACACAAGTGTATGATTGCAATCTCGTGCCCGGGAGGAACTGCAGTGAGTCATGTCGCGACAATCAATGTCGAAATCAAGTCGCTGGACGACTTGGAGGCAGCGGCCAAATCGATTGGCCTGGAGCTCGTCCGGGGCCAGCGAACGTATCGCTGGTACGGCCGATCGGTCGGTGACTACCCCGTGCCGCAGGGATTCGCGGCTGATGAACTCGGGACGTGCGATCACGCGATCCGAGTCCCTCTGTCGGTGGATGGGGCCGATCGCTGTTATGAGATCGGAGTCTGCGGTCGGCGCGACGGGAAGCCCGGATTTGTCCTACTGTGGGACAACTGGAACTCCGGACGATGCAACTACACGACCGGTCTAGACGCCGATGAGGGGCGTACTGACTGGACAGGCAACAAGAGCCGGACGTCGCTGGTGCAGTTTGTCGGCGACGCAGGGCAGAAGCTGACCCAGTCCTACGCCCGGGTGGCCGCGATTCGAGCGGGCCAGCAGCAAGGCTTTCAGGTCCAAGAGCAGCGGCTTGCGGACGGTTCCATTCGGCTCGTGTTTCAGAAAGGCTGAGCAGATGAAGACAGTCGAAGTCACGATCGGACCGGACGGGGCCGTGAGGGTCGAGACCAAGGGAGTGGTCGGATCGGGCTGCGAGGCCCTGTCGAAGGCCATTGAGGCCGCTGTCGGGACCACGACAGACAACATCCGCAAGCCGGAGTACCACCATGCCGCCGGGCTCGGGGCGCAGGCGAAGGCGGGTGCACAGTGAGTCCTGAACTGCTGTTTTTCCAGTGGTTCCTGCTGGCGGCACTGGTGTCGGCGGTAGCTGTTTTGTGGATCCAGTGCCATCTGCTGCTGCGGATGGTGGAGGTCCTGCACTGCAGGCTGGAGACAATTGAGTCGGAAGATCATGAGCCACAATGAGCCGCTGGGACTGGACTGCATGGGCATGCCGACCGAGCATGTCGACCGAGATACAGCAATACGCAAGCTGGCCGACGCAATCGCGAGGACCACGCTGGATGTGTTGTCCGCTGAGAGCCGCGGGAAGCCACCAATTACCATCAACGACCACATCGCAGCGGTCAGGATCTTGACCACTGAGGTGCTGCATCTTCTCAACAACACCATGGGGCGATTATGACCTGCACTATCACACCAGGCGGCAAAGTGCAGTTCGTCTGGGACGACCAGATGGCATTCCTGCGAGAGCTCGGGTCGGCGGAGATCGTGCGTGCGTCGCACGTCGAACCGACGCCTGACGGGGAGTGGATCGCCGACATGGGGCCGTCTGGAGGGCCGGTGCTCGGGCCGTACCAGTTGCGGTGCGAGGCGATTGCTGCAGAGCGACAGTGGCTCGCCCAGAACAGGGGGCTGTGATGCAGATTGAAGATCTGATCACCGCATTCTACGTTCACGGAAAGCCGCAGCCGCGCGGCTCAAAGCGGTCCATCGCCATCCGGAACAGGTCGACCGGGCAGCCTGTGCTGCGACAGAACGGGTCCATCCTGACGGCGACAGTCGACGACAACCCGCAGTCGAAGCACTGGATGAACCAGGTGTCGGCCGCGGCGTTTGCGGCGATGGGGACATCGCCGATGTTCGAGGGGCCCGTCGCACTGGTGCTGACCATTGAAGTGCTGCGGCCGAAGGGCCATTTTGGAAAGCGGGGGTTGCTGCCCAGCGCTCCAAAGCACTGCACGGTCAAGCCCGACAGCAGCAAGGTTCTGCGGGGGGTTGAGGACGCGATGACCGGGATCGTCTACCGAGACGACAGCCGAATCGTGATCCACGTGATCAAGAAGAGCTACGCCGAACGACAAGGAGTGAAGGTCGAAGTTTACAAGGTGGAAGAAGAAGCATGAGCAAGAAACACAATCCCGACACGAAACGCGTGCTGCAGGCCGCTGAAGTGGTTCTGGAGTTCGCCCGACAAATGAAGTCGCAAGATTTTGCGATGGTCGCGACTGCGCTGCTGTGGGCGAGTGGCGATCCGCGCGGAAAGCCGTTTGGGGACTTGTTGGACTCTGGGGCACTGAATGGAGGTGATTCCTGTGGGTAAAAATTCGAAGATCGAATGGACCGACCACACGTTCAACCCGTGGCGCGGCTGTCAGGAAGTGCACACTGGCTGTGACAACTGCTACGCCAGAACGCTGGCCCGACGCAATCCGGCGGTGCTTGGCGTCTGGGGGCCAAACGGCACACGAGTCGTTGCGAGCGAGGCCCAGTGGCGGCAGCCGCTGAAGTGGGACCGGGAGGCGGCGGCGGATGGCGTTCGGCGGCGGGTGTTCTGTGCGTCACTGGCCGACGTGTTCGAGGACTGGCGGGGACCAATGGTGGACTCGGCTGGGCGCACACTGTACGTGCACGATTGCCAGCCAAGTCCGGAACCAGACAGATACGTCGCGATGTCGGCGGATGGACCAGGGGCGTTGCTGGAGATTGAACGCGACAACATTGAGCCAGGAATGGTTCGATTGCTGACTCTGGACGACGTTCGCGTCCGCCTGTTCTGGCTGATCGACGCAACGCCGAACCTAGACTGGATCTATGTCACCAAGCGGCCCGAGAACGTGCGGCGGATGTGGCCCAAAAACGGATTCCCAGACGCCGGCGTTCCGGGAACTCTTGGCAAGCACAGGCATTTCCCGAACGTGTGGCTGCTCACGTCGATCAGCGACCAAAAGACGGCCGACGCTATGGTTCCCGAGCTGTTGAAGTGCCGCGATCTCTGCCCCGTGCTGGGCGTGTCTGCTGAGCCGCTGCTGGGGCCTGTCGACCTCGGCGAAGCGATCAAGTGCCGGTGCAGCGAATCGATATCGGAATGCCAGTACTGCGACATGTGCCTAGACAGCGTCTTGGACTGGGTGATCATCGGCGGCGAGAGCGGGCCGGATGCGAGATGCTGCGACGTGGAGTGGATCCGGGATCTCGTCTCTCAGTGCAAAACGGCCTGTGTGCCTGCGTTCGTGAAGCAGCTCGGTAGCCGCCAATCGACAAGGCTGCCAGACGGAGAGCGGTGGCCGGGGCACACTGGGCCTGTCTCTCCGGTCCAGTTCTGCGGTGACGGATTCGGCAACTTCAGCGTTCTTGGGCTGACAGACCGCAAGGGTGGCGACCCGACCGAGTGGCCCGTAGGCCTGCGTGTGAGGCAGTTCCCGGAGGTGCGGAATGCCTGACGACAAAGACTCAATGCCAGTGCGTGCCCTGGCCCCGTGGTTCGGCGCTGGCCGGACGATTGCCCCGCTGGTCGCCGAAGAGCTCGCCGGCTGCAAATGGGTCGGCGTGCCGTTTGCCGGCGGAATGAGCGAAGTGGCGGCGATCGACGCCCGGTCGATCGCGGTCAACGATCTGCACCGCCACGTGATCAACCTGGCTCGTGTGGTCGCTGATGGTGCGATGCGCCGCGAGCTGCTCAAGCGACTGACCAGAGTGCCGTTTCATCCGGAGATTCTGTCAGAATCACAGGGCTGGTGCAGAGACAACGCTCCCGCGTGCATGGACCACGGAGACCCGCTCGCCGCTTACCACTACTTCGTGTGCTGCTGGATGGGACGCTCGCACAAGGCCGGCTGCCGCGATGAATTCAGCGGCAGCCTGTCCACCCGTTGGAACGCGAATGGCGGCGACTCCAACACCCGTTACCGCTCAGCCGTGCGAGGTCTGGTGGAGTGGGGCCGGATTATGCGCCGGTGTTCCTTCACCTCCATGGACGCGTTCGAGTTCCTCCAAAACTGCCCAGACACACGGGAAACTGGCATCTACATCGACGCCCCCTGGCCAGACGATGGGGCCAAATACCGCCACGGTTTCACCGAAGCCGACCATCGGCGACTGGCAGCGTGCCTGGCGGAGTTCTCGCGGGCGCGGGTCGTGATCCGATTCGGCGACCACCCGCTGATCCGCGAGCTGTATCCGGATGGCGTCCGATGGACCTGGATCCCGGTCGAAGGCCGGACGCAAACCAACCAAGCCAAGCCAGAGGTGTTGATTGTCAACGGGCCCTCGCGCGCCGGTGGGGGGATGTTCGATGGACGATGATTCGATCCTCTGCGCCCGTTGCGGTTGTGCTTGCGGCTGGCACAAGTGCGACCACTGCGGTGGCACAGGGTGCTGCGACGATGAGTTCTCGGACGTGGATGAGACCCTAGACTGTGATGTGTGCTGGGGGCGTGGCGGCTGGTGGGAATGTGTGTCTTCGGAGGATTGGTGCCAGTCGAATCCTCTTCCCGGGCGCGAAGATTGTTTGCGCGGTCCCCGATCCGAATAGGATGTTCAAGTGAGAAAAATACCAGTGAAGCAACTCAACTGCTGTGATCTTTTCTGTGGCGCTGGCGGGACGTCCGCCGGAGCCGAGTCGACGGGGGCCGCCAGGGTTCGGTTCGCGGTCAACCATTGGTCGGTGGCCGTACAAACCCACGCTGCCAACTTCCCGGACGCCCGCCACGTCAACAGCCGACTGGACCAGGTGAACCCAGGCGAGTGCGAGCGCATCGACCTGCTGTTCGCCTCGCCGGAGTGCACGCACCATTCGCGAGCCCGCGGAGGCCGGCCGACATCGGACCAGCAACGGTCGGGGGCGTGGGACGTGATGCGCTGGATCGAGCACCATCGGCCGTCTTGGGTCGTGGTCGAGAATGTCGTCGAGTTCGAGCAATGGGGGCCGATCGGAGACGACGGCCGACCGCTGGTCAGCAAGCGTGGGGCGTTTTTCCGTGCGTGGATTGCTGCAATCGAAGCGGCCGGATATCGCGTCGATTGGCGGCAATTGAACGCGGCCGACTTCGGCGCTGCGACGTCCCGCAATCGGCTGTTCGTGGTGGCCCGGAAGGGCAATAGGATGCCGCTATTTCCTGAGCCGACACATACGCGATATGCCGGCGGTGAGCTGCCCGGTCTGGGGCTGCCGCGATGGAGAGCGGCCGCCGAAGTGGTTGACTGGTCGCTCCCGTGCCCGTCGATCTTCAACCGGAAGCGGCCGCTGGCCCCAAAGACGATCGCCCGGATCGAAGCCGGGTTGCGGCGGTTCGTGGGGCCGTTCCAAGTTCAGTTGCGGAACAATTGCGACGCGGAAGAAATGGCCAAGCCGGTGGGGACGATTACGGCAGGCGGCCAGCATCACGGCTTGGCCCTGCCGTTCACAGTCGAGGTAAATCACGGCGGTGCCGACAGCAGAACCTGCGACCTTCGCGAGCCGATCGGGACCGTCAGCACGCACAACGGAAGGGGGCTGGCGATGCCTTTCATCGCAGGCTGCGGCGGTCGCGCTGGTCAGTCTCCAGAGAGATCCGTTTCGACGCCGGTTGCGACGATCACAACGAAAGCTGATTCGTGTCTGGTGATGCCGTTCTTGCTGCACTACTACGGCACGTCCGACGTCTCACCGGTCGGAGAGCCGGTCGACACAATCACGACCCGCGACCGCCACGGGCTGGCGATGGCCAGTCTCGTGCAGACCTGCCGCGAGCTGCAGGTTGTCGACGTAGGCTTTCGCATGCTCCAGAATCACGAGTTGTCGGCCGCCCAAGGGTTCAGGCCGGACTACGTGTTCTGCGGGTCAAAGGCCGACGTGACCCGCCAGATCGGCAACTCGGTGAGCCCACCGGTTGCCGCAGCAATCACGCAGGCAATCCTCGGAGCGTGACCATGACCGACGCCATGATCCGCGAGATAAACTCCACCGGGCCCCAGCGACTGGCGAAGGCGCGTGGCATCCCAGTGCCCGAGGCGGCGGCCTGGATCGAGCTGGCCAGTCTGGCCTTCCGTTGGAAAAAAGAGGTCCCGAACTGGCGAGAATCGCGCGAAGAAATGGTTCAAGTGTCGCATCAGCAGTGAAACAGGTGTTGCAAAACTGCACGTACTCGCGCATGATTCTGGCCATTCCGTCCGACTCGATTGCCTGAATCCAGCCCAGCGATCAATACACAAGCGCACAGCTTGAGTGGACTGCAGCGGTGTTCGCCGAATACTTCAGCCGCGTGCAGGTGTCACAGGGACCAGAGGAGACTCTGGGCAGGATGCTGGTGGTTGTTTTCGCGATCGGCATGGCGTTTGGATTGGCACTGAACCTGGCGTTCGCGTGCTGGATTTCGGTCAGACTGGGGAAAATCGAACGATGGATGGCCGAAAGAAAGAACTGACCCCGCTGGCACAGGCTGCCGGGGCTCCAATCGCCTCAGCGCCCCAGTCGCTGGCAGGTACGCTGGTTTCCCCCGCACTGCCCCCGGCAGGGTACAACGCAGCCCAGCTTGCCGCGAAAGCCCTTTTGAATTGGGTGCTGTACGGCAGCGTCAACGGCCCCCAAATGCAGCCTCCGGTGCCACCGACCGAACAAGAAGCGATGGCCGCGCTGGACCTGGCAGGCAGGCTGGCGGGCGGGCAAGTGGTGATCGTTGTCGCCGGAAGTCAGCAGGCCGCGCCATGACCGAGCGGGCCGCGAAGCAGTTGGCGTCCCAGTTGGTCCCGCAGACGCCGGCGGCTGGCGTTCAGCCTGCGCAACCTGCCGACCCGAAGATCACGATGGTGCGGGAAGCGTTAGGTTTTCTGTCTCGGCAACACCCCGCTTACCTAACGCTCTGGGCGGTGCTGATCAGCCTCGGGGCGTGCATGTGGTTCGGCGGGCAGTACGTCGTCAACACAGCGATCCCAGCTCACCTTGCGTCGATCAAGCAGGGCTACAAGGAGCTGTGGGACAAGCACATGGAGGACAAGCAGCAGACGGAGCGTCAGCACCGCGAGCACATGGACCAGATTGTGCACGAGATGCAGCACAGCAACCAGTTGCTGGACTCGCTGGTGCGAGAACTGGTCCTGCAAGTCCGAGCGAGAGATCACGCGGCATCCGGCAGTTCCGAGAAGCAGAAGGGAGGTGGTCAGTGAGGCGAGTCGAACACCGGGCTGAGCACAATGCCATCGCCGGAGATGTGCTCACGCCCGACGAAACAGGCTGGACTGACTCGCAGGGATACTCCCGCGACCCGGGGGAGATCTCGGCAATCGTGCTGCCTGATTGGATCGGAGACGGAGGCGAGTTCTTCGGCCGCGGATCGACCGGCAGGCAGGGGAAAATCGTCGTCCGAATCGAGAACAAAAAGTGCTTCGTCGAGGTTTGCGACGAAGTCTGAAACCCAGTCAACCCTGTGGCCAGAAATTGAATGCCAAGCAACAACAATAGCAACCCAAGCCGCCTCGCGAACGACCGACTCGCAGAGCTTCTGCGGGAAGTGGACCAAAAGCTGGAGAGTGCTCGCCCTCTGCTCTCCGAGATTGAGCCTCACGAGGCTTTCCTGCGGGACACTGGACTGCAAATTGACAACCTGCTGTTCCTGCTGACCTACCTGTCGGAGCGAATTCAGAACGAAGCCATTGACGCGATGAAAGTCGCCGACCATGACCTCGACATGGAGGCCAACGGCCGGTCACCCAGCGTCGACATCAGCAACCAGCCCTAAGCGTCACGGAAGACGCCGTTGGAGACCTCCGGGGAATGGATGCCCCGGAGGTACTTAGTCCCGCATTCGCACGGATACCACCGCGAAACACAGATCAGATGACCGAGCTGCAGCCCCCCGACACACTGACTGGACTCTCCGCAATTGTTGAGATGTCGATCCGCGCCGATAACGAGTTTGGTCGCGATTGCGGAGACGATCTGACTCGCATCGCCAATGCTGTCGCAGCCCACGGGGCAAGATACGCGCTAGCGCATGGCTGGAATCTGTTCTGCGACAACCCCGGCAACAGCAGAAAAACAGGCATCGATCGTATCGCCGACCGCAGCGTTGCGGACCTCCGGGGATGCTCTCTGGGGGCTGCGTCGCTCAGGTCGCTCGCGGCATTCGGTGCCCGAAGACTGATTGACTGGGCAGCCTCCGCCCGCAAAAACCAGCTCGCGCTGGTGAAGATTGGGGCCCCACTGCCGTATTGGGCTGATGACGACAACGTGCAGTTGAAGCAGAGAATACTGGAGAACTTGGGGACCTGACCAGTGCCAATGCCTTCGCTCTTTGTAGTGGTTTTGCGGCCCGCTGCCGGCGGGAAGCATCGCCAATACTACGAGAGTGAATGTGCGTGCTGGACACTGGCGGCGAGCGCAGCCCTGAAAGCAAACCCGGAAATGGTCCTCGAACGCGTGTACCAGGACCCGATCAGTGTCGCCGGGATCTGCCAGCGCTGCGGTCAGATTCAGGAGTCTTTCCTTCAGAGGGGGGTGCCACTGTGCCGCGACTGCCTGCGTTGACGCGTGGCTTTCTGGCCCGTTGAAGAACCAGTCCGAAATGATCAGCCAGCTTGCTCAACACAGACGCCTTCGGATCGACCTTGCCCGCGAGGATGCGGGTCAGGGTCGGCTGCGTCGTCCCTGCGGCTGCGGCGAGCGACATCAGCGACTCGGTGCCTGTTGCTGGATCGACAGCCCTGCAGATCGCCTGGCCGATGGGGCCCAGGATCGGGCCTGGCAGAGCGCGGCCGGAGGCGAGAGCCTCGGGCGAGGGCGGGTGGAAGCGGTTGCGGCCTGTGCGGGCCTGCTTGCGGGGCATTGTCGAGTCGGGTCCTGTGGTCGAGAATCATACACCGGTGTTGGGATCAGTGTATTCCGCAGGCCTGAGGGGGGCAACTGACGATGCCGGGTGAAGTCCCCACTGCCGCCCAGAAACGCGAGCGAATCGACGGGGTGATCCTGCGCATGCGGCAGGGGCAGACCATCGGGCAGATCCGCCAGTGGCTCAAGGGGCAGTACGGGGTGACGACGCGAACGTGTGACAGATATCTGTCTCGCGCGCGGACTGAAATCTCGGAGGCAATCGGCCGCACGGAGGGCGATCTGCGGGCCGAATCGATGGCCTTTTACGAGGGTGTTCGCGCCGATCCAACCGCGACAGTCTGGCAGAAGTTGAAGGCGCAGGAACAACTTGACTCGCTGATGGGCCTCGCGAAGCCCCGCAAGGTCGCGATGACGGACACCACCGGAAACGGGCCGGCGACGATCCGAATTGAGGCTGCGCGGTTGCAGCAGGCCCCGGCAGAGGATCTGGCCAAGATCGCTGCTGCGTTCGATACCCTGCAGAATCTCTCGGGTCAGCAGGGGGCCGTGTAATGGTGTCGCTCCCCTCCAACAGCGATCGGTTTGCCCAGCAGCTCACCGCTGGCAAGCTGGCCTACGTCACACTGCTGGCTCGCGGCGGGGACCCGCTGCCATACATCGAGTTCCAGTGGCCGGGGACGCTGCTGGACGAGTTTCAAAAGGAGGCGCTCAGGTCTCTGTTTGACCCGACAATCAGGCGTGTTTTCATGAAGGGGAATACCGGCTGTGGCAAGTCGGCCGTCGCTGGCCTCGGCGTCTGCGTTTACTTTGCGATCTGGCCAGATGCCAAGGTCGTGCTGACCAGCAGCACGTTCGACCATTGCGTGCAGGTGCTGTTTGGCGAGGTGTCTCAGTGGTACAAGGCCATGCGGATTGGACCAGGTGACGAGCAGTACTCCGAGTGCATTGGCGACCCCAAGGGAGAGCGATACGTTCAGGTCGTGAATCCCGGAGACGATGAGTCGTTTTCTGGCCGCCACGGGGAACACGTGCTGTTTGTGTTTGACGAAGCGACAGCAGTAGCCGACGGGCGGTTCAAGATGGCCAAAACCCAGGCGACCAAGTTCCTCGCTCAGGCGAACCCGCGAACGATGTCGGGGGCCTTCCGCCACGCCTTCCCGGTCGATTGCCCCAACGACAACACGACCCGCCTGACACCGGAAGGGAAGACCCGCTGCATCACAATCGACGGCGCAGAGTGCATGAACGTGCGGTTCCGCCGACTGAGCTCCCCCGCGGGGCCCCCCGGCGGAGTTGAAGCCGACGGAGTGCGGTACGAGCACGGAGATCCAATCCCCGCAGACGTGTACCGGGCGCATTTCCGGCCGATCATCCCGGGGCAGATCTGCTACGACGATTACCTGAGCCTGTGTGCCGACGGGGATCCTCGGTGGGTGCAGGTGTTCGCGCACGGACGCTTTCCAGAAGAGAATCCCGACACCCAACTGGTGCTGTCCGGCTGGCTGAAGCGGGCCTATGCGGGCTGGCAGCGATACGAGCGGACGCGGCGTCGGGCGCAGGGCTCGAAGGCCGCCACGCGACTGTTGCGGAGACTGATCCCGGTGACGGCGTTCGGTCTCGACGTGGCGGCGAGCTCGCACGGGGACAAGACCGTTCTCACTGCAGGCGCGAACCGGGGAATCCTGGCACAGCATGTCGCCCAGTACGCATCGACGATGGACACGATTGGCTGGCTGCTGCGAGTGGCCCAGGCCGAGCACGGCATCGACCTGAGGAAGGGAGAGGTCGCGGTGGCTGTCGACGTCGACGGGCTGGGCAAGGGTGTCGGCGATCGACTTCGGGAGCAGGGGGTGCGGGTGATCGAATGCCGCGGGAATGACGCGCCCAGCGACCCGAAGCGGTTCGCCAATCGTCGCGCCGAGCGATACGCGGACATGGGCGATCGGCTCAACCCGGACGGCCCCAAGGGAACATCGGTGTTCTGGCTCCCGGAGGATCCCGAGCTGGGGCAGGAGCTGTGCGCGGTCGAGAAGGTCTATCAGGGGAGCGACGGGTTCCGATTTGCGGTGACACCCAAGCGGAAGGTGCCTGGATCAGCGCACGAGGGCCCCACGGTCCAGTCGAAAATCGGCCGGTCGCCAGACAAGGGCGATTCGGCAGTGTACTGCCTGGAGGCAATCGCCGGAGCCGGTCGCGGTGACCTGGCTGGGTGGTTGGCGGCCGGGGCGTTTGGTTGAAGTGAAAGGAATCAGGATGCAGCGAGTCCGAGTCGTTGACGCGTTCCAAGGCCAAGTTGTGCACATCTGCGTCGGAACGCAGATCTGCCACGCGGCGGTGGCGGGGGACTGCTACTCCGCGGAGTGCCTGGAGACAGGGGACCGCGCCACCGGCCTGAGCCGAGATGAGTCGCTGCGGAACCTGGCGGCCAAGCTGGTTGTCAACGGACATCGGGGGCCACTCGGGATCACGGGATGATTGCAGCCACCAGAAAGCCACACGAGCTGCTGCGGGGGCAGCACAAGCTGCCGGAGAACCAGCGGCAACACGTCGTACTGCTTACCTTCCGCGAGGCGGTCCCGCGCTGGAAGGTCAGTGAGTTCCTGCGGATCCACCTGCAGCGACACCAACTGGAGCGGGGCGAGGGGGAGGCGTTTCAGCCGGAGATCTTCCAGCCGCACCGGGTGGGGCCCAAACCTTGCCCGAAGTGCAATCTGGTGATGGCCCCGATGGCGGAATCGTGGTCGCGGTGCCAAAACGCCAAGTGCGAAAACGTCGGCCGGCGAGTGATCCACGGCCCCCTGATCGGGGTGATCAATGTGCTGACGTGGCAGGACTCGGTCGTCGGGACCACGGCGCACGGGGAGGAAATAATCGCGTTCTGCGGGCTGGTGCTGGACCGGCGGTACGACGAAACCACTCTGGCGGCGGTGTACCGCACCGCCGAAATTCTCGGGGAATCGATCGGAGCAACCCTTGCGAATCCTGCGTAAGAGGATCTGGACATGGTTCATGTCGCGCGAGCGGATGGCCCAGGAACTGGCCCTGCGTGACCACCTCCTGCGAATGAAGGAGCTCGAAATCGAGGCACTGAAGCGGGTCGTCACGCTGCTGGAAAACCGCACTGACTCCCAGGCCTGGCACCACGCGGCGGAGGGCGCGGAGGCGAAGGCCGTGTTTGAGTCGCTGCGGCGACAGCCGCGATGAGTGGCCCTGTCATTCCATCTCGCACTCGACTTGCCCAGCAAAATCAGTAGGCTGGACTGACCACACTCGGAGCGAAGTCAATGCCCAGCTTGCTCGATACGTTCGAACCCGCGACGTTCCCCACGCAATCTCAGGCGATGGCCGGGCCCGTCATCCCGCAGCTTGTGAGCCTTGATCCGGCTCAGCGCTACAACCGGGGTACGATCCGTACATCCAGAGAGCAAGTCAGCCATTACACCGAGTGGAATTACGTCAGCATCTCGGCTCTGGCGTGGCGATTCTCGCAGCTCTGCCCGTACACCGGGAGCGTATCCGGATCGTCGACGGCGCGGCCCAACACTCGACAGAGGCTGAGCTACGCACAAGCGCAGAACCTGCAGCGGAACTACCCTCGGATTCTGCAGTCGGCCGGGCACCAAGAAATCGAGCCGCTGGACAAGTCGCACCCGTTCGCGCGGCTGATCGGCAGTGTGAACTCAGCCGACTGGTGGCAGGCGTTTGCGTACGAGTTCCTGACGTCTCTGGAGACGTTCGGCCGCTGCTATGTCTGGTTGCTGCCGAACAATCTGCGAGCCGCGAACGGGGTAGGAAACCAGGCGGCCGAGCTGCACATCATCCCGGCGACGTGGATTGAGCCGTACTTCGCGGACAGTTCAGCCAGCCAGACGGGGTGGGTGATCACGCCGGAGGGAGACACCACGCGGCGGGAGTTCTTCCCCCTGGAGTGGGTTGAGTACTGCCGGTACAAGTCGCCGATCAGCAAGTGGGACGGATTTTCGCCCATGACCGGCGGATCGAGGTGGATCGAAAACGCCGAGTCGATCGAGGTTTCTCGCACCATGCAGTTCCGGAACGGGGGCAATCCAGACCTGCTGGTGACGCTCGATTCGGACGTGCACGACAAGCCCAACCCCGACCTGATCGTGCGGATCAAGGAGGCCGTGATGCAGCGGGCCAGCGGGCTGCGGCGGCACGGGGAGCCGCTGATTGCCCCACCCGGTATCAAGTACGAAAAGTGGTCGACTTCCCCCCGGGAGATGGACTACGGAACGTCCGCCAACCAGGCCCGCGACCAGGTGCTGGCCCTGCGGGGGACACCCAAGGTGCTGTTCGGGATCACCGAGGACGTGAACCGGGCCAGCATCGAGGGGGCCAACATCATCTTCGGCCAGAACCTGAATCCTCGGGCGGCATTCATCGCGGGGTTCTTCACGGAGAGAATTGCGCCCCGTTTCGGTCAGGGGCTGTGTCTGTGGTTCTCTGATGCGGTCCCGACCGACAGCGCTGACGAGCGGGAAGAGGTCAAGATCGACCTGTCGTCTGGTGCGATGTCGCCCGACGAACGGCGGATTCAACGCGGCCGCGAGCCGTGGGGGATCCCAACGGCCGAGACAGGGTACATGCCGAGCGGCATGGTCCCTCTGGATCCAGAGGCGATTCCGGAGCCCCCATCGCCGGAACCGGGGGCCGATACCGGCGAAGAGGTCGGCGACGATGGGGCCCCGGTGGACCCGGAAGATCCCCCGGCGGAGGATCCTGAAGACGAATGACCGCCCTGCGTTCGATTCGCCAGCGCCGCACGGCTGCCGCCTCCCAGGCGAGGCACGCGGCGTTCCTGCGCGACCACGCGAGGCAGGAGCGTCGGACCTACTTGGACATCCGGAAATGGCGGGCTCCCGTCATCGACCGGATTGTCGCGGCGCTCCGGGATTACCCAAACAGCCAGCCTGTTGGGGCCCTGATCTGGACTCCCACCCGGGAGGATGAGGCGTCATTCCGCAGGATCATCCGTCGCGACGTGGCCCGGATGCAACTTGCCGGGGCGGCGCTCGAGCAGCAGTTCATTCAGACTTCGACCGGGGCAGACAATCGCACAGCGAGGCAGGGGCTGGGAGCTTGGATTGACCGGTTCATGTCGATCATGCAGATTGCCCCGGTTGGGAGCTCTGTCGACCCCCGCGACATCTACATCGATTTCTCGCCCGAAATGCGGGCGGCGGTCGACGCTTGGACCTCGGCGCGGGAGGTAGGGATCTGGAGACAGATCAGCGAGGGGGTGCAGGTCCAGCTCGCCCGGGCCGTCAGCGAGGGGCTGGCGGAGGGGCTGTCGATACGGGAGCTGACAGCATCAGTCAAATCACGCCTCACTCAGTACGATGACGTGCAGGCCCGGCGGGTCGCAAGAACAGAGGCGACCGGGGCGATGAACAACGGCGCGCATGCGGCGATGGTCGACGCCGAAATCCCCTGGCACGAGTGGATCCGGACGATCGACAGCCGGACCCGCGGGTACGATCCGAAGCGCAGGTCGAAGTACGACCACTACAACGCCTCGCAGACCGTGCCCTTGGAGGACCCGTTCGTCGTCTCGGGCCAGCGACTGAAGTTCCCCGGCGATTCGTCGCTGGGGGCCAGCGCTGGGAATGTGATCAACTGCAGGTGCAGCGCTGCGGCCGCATTCGACGGGCCGCGGCGGCCCAGGGTCACTCCGCCCCCGCCCCCTCCCCC